ATTTAGAACAAAGAAAAAACAAGTAATATGAAAACAGCAGTAGAATGGTTGGTTGAAGAATTAACCAGGCAAAATATGTTTATGCATTTATTTGCTAAAGAAATTGACCAAGCCAAAGAAATGGAGAAAGACAATGTATGTGATGCTTGGGATGACGGATATGATAAAGGAATGAGAGATAGAATTGAAAAAATATCAAATCCAGTTGGCAACGCAGAACAATACTACAACGAAACCTTTAAATCAGAATAGAATGGGATTTAGAATAAAACATATTCCTTCCGGATTGTATTATATAAGACAAAAGAATAAAGAAATTAATCTAGGTTCTGCAGGTACATTATTTGACACAGAAGAAAAGTGTTACTTTACATTAAAAGCAAATGGTTTTGCTCCTACAATAGGAATGCTAGAAGGTAGTCCTAATCATGCAAAAATTGAAAGTATTTATAACTTTTATAAGCATAAATCTGATGATGTTTATACTTATGCAAATACATTACCAGAAGAATGGATTGTTGAACCTGTAAATAAAGAAGAATGACACTATTAATTATTATTGTTGCTTCAGTTGTTATAGCTGGGGTAATAATTTTTTCAATGCGAGAAGATGAAGATAACAATTGGGATGACTAATGGAAGTAATTATTAAATTTTCAGATGAAGATGCCGCAGAAGATGCTAAAACAGCATTAGACGGCTGGAAATGGAGACACTGTGTATGGGAAATTGATCAAGAACTTAGGAATACACTTAAGTATGTTGAGAATCTTCCTGTAGAAGTAGAACAAGCATATGAATCATTAAGAGATAAAATCCGGGAGATTGTATCAGATAATAACCTAACAATGGAATAATATGAATTTTAAAACAACAATTTGTGTACTTACACCAGAAGGATATTTTGAAGAAGATGGTATAACTATAGATTTACCTGTTGTACTTCAAGAAGGTACAGTATTAAGATTAACTCAAGATCAATTACTACTTCTTGAAGCAAAAGCTAAAGCTTCAAAAAATAAAAATGAATATCTCACATATTGGAATGATAAAGGTGATGAATACAAAAGTAGGGATATATCATATTTATGTTTTATATGTAAATTATTATACTTATGATAATAGTGTATTAATAGTATTACATTTTGATAGATCCCTTAATATTTAAATCAGAATAGTATGTCTTTAGTAGAAAAAGTTACTAGGAAGTCTATGGTTATTAGACCTTCCGGAAGATCAACGGACTTTATCAGTCCATCTTTTATACATGGCTGTGCATACCAATGTACATATTGTTACATGAAGAGACACAAACCGGAAGGATGGTCTATTGCTAAAAATACATTAGATATCCTGACAGAGATTAATTCACATGCATTTTTTGCAACAGTAGATAAACCTAATCAAACACATCCTGATTACATTACTTATGACATTGGATGTAATACTGATGTAGCTTTACATGCTAAAGATATGAATTGGAAAAGAATATTTGAGTTTTTCCGGGATCATCCACTTGCTATGGGTTCATTTGCTACTAAGTATGTAAATAAGGATCTTTTAGATTTTAATCCAGAGGGTAAGATTAGAATAAGGTTTAGTCTTATGCCGGAAAAGTGGAGAAAGATTCTTGAACCTAATACAAGTGAGATTAATTTAAGATTAAATGCAGTACCTAGATTTCTTGATGCTGGATATGAAGTTCATTTAAATTTTAGTCCGGTCATAGTTCATGATCTTTGGCTTACAGAGTATGAATTTTTATTTGATTTAGTTAGTAAACATGCTAATATAAATAGATGGGATACTAATGCAGTTAAAGCTGAAGTAATATTCTTGACTCATAATGAAGAAAAACATAAATATAATCTAGCACAGAGACTCACAGGTGAGCATCTGTTATGGGTACCTAAAATACAGGAAAGGAAAGTATCACAGTATGGTGGAGAAAACATTAGGTATGAACATAATAGAAAAGCTGATTATATCAAACAGTTTGTTAAGCTTCATGATGAGATAATTCCTTGGAATACAATAAGATATATTTTTTAATTATGATTAAAATATTAGAACCAAATATTCAAACACTTGTACATAATATCTGTCTTGAGCATTCTGAAGTATGCAAAGCAGCAGATAGTAATATGGGATATCTATGGTATATGTTTACACATGGGTCAAAAGCCGGGCAATACAAACCATTTATATTCTTGGCAGAAATTAACCTTTTGGTTAAAATGGAATTATTATTTCAGGAAGAAAGAGATAGACTTATTGAAATGATAAGTTCTGAAGATAAAGACAATATGTATTTAGTAGGCTTGTCTATACTGCAGTTAAGAGACCAAAGAATTAAAACTTATGGTAATTATACAGCAGATAATGATGCTTACAAGAGTATTGACTATCTGACAGATGTTATTAGTCCGGAATTATTTATTGGTAAATAGATTTAAAAAAAGAAAGATGACAGAACAAGATCTGATAAATGAAGGCTTTGAAAAAGTAATAATAACAGATGATGAAAGCCAGAATGGTTTTGATTACTATTATTACCAAAAAGAAGTTTGTGAGAATATAGTACTTCATAGTACAGATAATGTAGATGTGGTAGATGACAAATGGCAGTTAAGAACATTTGATATCCCGGCAATACTTATATCTGAACTAGGACACTACAAAGAGTTTATGGAATTAATGAGTAATATAGTTTGTTAATTATGTTTAGTGGGAAGTTTATAAAGAAAGATGGCAAGATTACTTATGCAAGTCCGCAGGATAAGCTTGCCTATGAAATTTTTGTAGATAAGATACAAGAAGGACAGAAGGTAGAAATGTATATTGGTCTGGCCAATACAGACCACAGTATTGCGCAATTGGCAAAAGTGCATGCTTGTATCCGGGAACTTGCTAAAGAATCTGGATACAGTTTTGATGAAATGAAAGTACTGATTAAAGAAAAATCAGGATTATGTTATGATGGAGGTGATGCTATACTTTGTAAATCATTTTCTGATTGCTCAAAAGATGAAATTGCTCTAGCCATAGAGGCTTGTATAGAAATAGGTAGAGAAAACTATAATATTAACCTAACTTAGGTTCTACATAACCTTCATCACCTGGTTCAAGCACTTCTTTTTCTGAAAAAAGTTTTTTATTATTAGCTTGTGTTTCAACTTCAGCAAGTAAAAGAGCAATTGTATAAAAAGATCTTTGTGCATCATCAAGATCTTTATACTCTTTAGTAATTGTTTCTTTTATATATGCATCTTTATCAGAAACTGTTACTGAATTTAAAATGTATAATAATACGGCTTTTGCCATAAGATAAAAGTTCTTATTTACTTTGATCTCAATTATTGCATCATCTTTTAATTCTTTTACTTTAATTGCCATAAGATTAATTTTAAATCAAAAATACAAAAAAAATATGAACTTAGAAGAAATTAAACAAAAAATGTTTGAAAAACTAGAACCCAGTGGCTGGGCTAGAATTTTTAAATCTTTTATATTTAGTTCTGATTTTGATAATATACTTACACAGTTATGGAATCTTAGTCAAGCAGATAAAAGATTTACTCCTACACTAAAACAATTATTCAGAGCATTTGAAGAATGTCCTTATGATAAGTTACAAGTAGTTATTATTGGTCAAGATCCATATCCAAGTTTAGGTGTAGCCGATGGAATTTCATTCAGTTGTAGTAATACAGGTCAGTTACAACCTAGTTTAAGATTTATCTTAGATGAAGTAAACAGAACTGTTTACAAAGGACACCCTGGGTCATTAGATGTAGACTTAAAAAGATGGGCTAATCAAGGAGTTCTTATGCTTAATACAGCTCTTACTGTTGAAGTAGGTAAAATTGGTAGTCATTATGACATTTGGAAGCCTTTTACTGCATACTTGTTAGATTGGTTGAATAATTACAACCCGGGATTGGTTTATGTATATATGGGTAAGAAAGCAGAAGAATGGTCTTCTCTTACTAATGATGAGAATAATACTAAATTCTTTGTAAAACATCCAGCAAGTGCAGCATACAATAGATCTAAATGGGATTCAGATGATTTGTTTGTCAAAATAAAAAAACACGTAGATATAATTTGGTAGTATGGAAGAGATATTTAACAAGCTTATAAAAGAGAATTTAACCCCTAATACCTACTATGTTTTACATTGTATTAGAGAGAAAGTAGTACCCAACAATTTTGTCAATAAAGAATTAGAATGCAAAAGACTGCAAAAGGATCAATGGCTTACAGAAAGTTTGCAACTTACCAGTAAAAGTATTATCTTTATGGATGAAATAAATGGTTACTTCAAGAGGAGTAAAAAGAAAACATCTAAAGATTTAATGGGGTCAGATTTCTTAGTTAAGATACAGGAATATGTAAATATATTTCCTAATAGGAAACTTGACTCCGGTAAATATGCAAGAGTTAATGTAAAGAATCTTGAGCCTGCGTTTAGATGGTTCTTTGAGAACTATGACTATGATTGGGACACAATTTTAAAAGCTACAGAAAAATATGTTGATGAGTATAGTGTAAGAAACTATAAATACATAAGAAACTCACAATATTTTATCAGAAAACAAAATGTAGATAAAACTTTTGAATCTGATTTAGCAACATATTGTGAGTTAGTTAACACAAATCCTGATGGAGAGGGGGATGTTTATTTTAAGGAGAGGATTGTATGACAAAATTAAAATTAATGGTACTTGCAGTAATTGGAAGTATAATGGGATATGTAATAGTTACAAATTTTATTCAGGAGATGCCCTTTTGGAAATACTTTGTAATTGAGTTATGTATTACATTTTTTCATGAACTGTATAACCAAGCAAAGAAAACTTTAAATCCAGCATAAATTATGGCAGAATTATTTAATGGTGCAAAACCACTTTTACCAGTTAGTGAACGTGATGGTATACACAAGGCTATCAATAAGATTAAAGCAAGAAGAAAAGGTGAGATCAAGTCACTGAAAAGTGGTTGGCCCAAGTTTAATGATGCCTTTTGTGATGGATTAGAATGGAGAACTATCACTATTGTTGGTGCTAGGCCGGGAACCGGTAAAACTTTATTCATGGAACAATTGATTAGTGACATAATAGAAAACAATCAAGACCAAGAATTTAGAATACTTAAGTTCCAAATGGAAATGGTTGATGAAACCAGTGGTGTAAGAAAATTGAGTCTGAATACAGGTGCTGATTACAATACATTAATGAGTAAGGATGGAATCCTTGTTGATGAGAAGATCTATTATAAGTGTGTAGAGTTCTATAACAAAACTGCAAGTATGGACTTAATAAATGTTGTCTATGATGCATGTACTATTGATGAAATGTGTGCTACAATCCATTATGAAATGGAAAGACACAAGAAAGCAGATGGTACATACACTAACTTGCTGGTTGGTATAGATCACTCAGCTCTATTTAGAGTAGGTAAAGGACAAAAAGATAAGTTTGAGATGCTTAATGCTCTGGGTGAGGCCCTAACTATGATGAAAAAAAGATATCCTATTGCTTTCCTTGTACTTAGTCAGTTAAATAGAAATATAGATTCTCCTGAGAGACAAAGAGATGGAGAGTATGGAAATTATGTATTAGATTCTGATATATATGGTTCTGATGCACTATTACAACATGCTGATGTGGTAATGGGTATAAATAAACCTTCTCTAAGAAAGATAAGACAGTATGGTCCTGAGAGATTTATTATTAATGATGAAGACATTCTAGTCTTTCACTTTCTTAAATCTAGAAATGGTACCACAAGGATAAGCTTCTTTAAGCTTGATAGAACAACCATGAGAATTGTTGAGATTGATACCCCAGCACAAGCAACAAAAAAAGTATCCATTTAATTTTTAATTTATGAATATTAGAAAAGAAAAAGAAAGTGAGTTCTTTACTCACCATCTTGAAACATTTAAAAAATTACAACTATCTGATCCATTTTTTACTATTAAAACTGCATTCTTTCAGAAAGGAAAGTATGGAAGACAAGTGCAGTTCTTTGAATGGGAACTAAAGAAAGGAGAGGATATTTACATTGAGTTCTATGACAAAGTGGTAAATTCTGCAAATGAACTTGTAGATATTGCACCAATGAATGAAGATAGAGCTTTGTTTAAGTATAAGAGTAATCCATTTTATGCTGAAGAGTATGAAACTAAAGAAGGCACAAATGCAAATGGAGAACCTTATATTATGTATACAGTTCCTGTCAATGAGTTAATAGTAATTACTCCGGACGGTCAGGAAATTACTCATGCTCTTTATGAAAAGAGAAAAGCTGAGGCTGAGAAAAATCCATTACCAAAGTTGCAGAATAAGGTTACACCAAATGTGTTTCCTGATTTTGAATTAGATACAGCTCCTAAGAAAGAATTAGAGCTTGACTGTCAAAATAATGAAATTGCAGATGCACCATTATCTGAATTAACTATTAGAGATCTTGCAGCAATTATGTTAATGAAACCAGTAAGTGCAAAGCCTTGGTTAAATGAATTAGTAAATTCTAAAGATAAAGCACCATGGGAATAGTACTTCCAACAAGTAAAGTAAAGGCTGAAAGACAAAATCCAAAAAGAATTGTGATATATTCTAAGCCAAAAACAGGTAAAACTACTGCATATGCAGGACTTGATAACAATCTAATTTTAGATTTGGAAAATGGTGCTGATTATGTAGATGCTTTAAAAGTTAAAGTAAGCAGTCTTCAAGAACTTCTAGATGTAGGTAAAGCTATCAAAGAAGCTGGTAAACCTTATAAGTTTATTACTGTAGATACTATAACTGTATTAGAAGAAATGATTATGCCTCTTGCAATTAAACTTTATAAGCAAACTCCAATGGGTAAAAACTTTGATGGGGATAATGTAATTACTTTACCAAATGGTGCCGGATATTTATATATTAGGCAAGCATTCTTTCAAGTTTTAGATTTTATTGATACATTAGCACCCACAATTATCTTATCTGGTCATATCAAGGACAAACAGGTAGATGATAAAGGAGAGCTAGTCATGTCTGCAAATATAGACTTGACAGGTAAAATTAAATCTTTAGTTTGTGCAAATGCTGATGCCATTGGGTATATGTATAGGAAAGGCAACAAGACTATTCTTAGTTTTAAAACTAATGAAGAAGTTACTTGTGGTGCCAGACCAGAGCACTTACGTAATGAAGAAATAGTAGTTACTGAGATGAATGAAAAGGGTGAATTAGAATTTCACTGGGATAAAGTTTTTATTTAATAATTTAAAACAACAAGAAAAATGGGTTTAAGTACAACAGATCTAGGAAATGGTGGTAATGGTCTACCAAAAACAATTGCACCAGGTAATCATGTATTAAAGATTAACAAAGTGGAACTAGAAGATTTCAAGTTTATTGATGGGGCTTCACATCTTTTATTGCATGTAGAAACTAATCCTATAGAAGGATTTGAAGGTTTCTTTATTGATAAAGATGATGAAAGTAAAGGCAGATATGCCGGTCAGATTGGTAGG